TCAGCTTCAGGGTGGTGAGGGGCTTTAGGGCTTCCAGGTCGCGGCTGAACTTCTGCTGCTCAAGATTGATCAGCGCGGGGAGGCTCTTGGCGAACTGCTCGACGCTCTTGGTGTGGCGCATCACCAGACCAGCATCGGCGTGCTGGGCTTTGCGGGCACCCTTGCCGCTCAGGTAGCGGAGCTGGTTGGCGCAGACCAGGCGGACGTCGCTGAAGAACACGCCAAAGGCGCTGGAGCCGTCGAAGCTGTTGAAGGCGTGGAGGTACCGGCGGACCTTGTCGCCTTCGGTGACCTCACCCTCGATGTTGCAGGAGGCGGTGACGAAGACCTTGCGCCCGTCGCGGATGCTGACGATGTTGTCGATCTCGACGTCCTCGCGGAGGTACTCGAAGAGCTGGATCAGACTGTCGTTCTGGACAGGGGTGTAGCCCTTGCCCATGATGCCCAGCAGCGCTCCGGTGTCGCAGCGGGTGATGGCGCAGTGGTCCGGAGACTCATCCATCACCCGATCCAGGATGCTATCTGGCGTTGCAAAGAACACTGGGGTCTGAGCGACGCGGAAGTCGGCGCCGGCCATCTGGAAGGCTTGGCGGGGGGTGGCGTCTTGAGGCACCACAGTGCCGCCTGCCTGGGCTGCCAGGGGGTTAACGCTGTAGCCCCGGTCCTGGAAACGACCAGGCTTGAGGAGCTGCTTCTCCCGGGCAAACTCTTGGGAGATGCTGTTGACGAGCTGGGTGCGGAACTGCATGTCCGACATGGACAGAGCTTCGGGGGTGTCGGCGTGAGTGGGGGTGATGGTCATGGTGAGAAAAGGGTTGGTGAGAGAGTCCAGGCGGCAGTGGTGCCGCTGTACAAATCAGGATACGTGGCCTGTCCAAACAAAACCGGACAGATAAGCGATCCTGATGTGGTTGTGGTATTTTGATCCTGCACCACCCGTCCGCTTCGATGCGGGTGGATGGTGAGAGAGTCCCGCCCCGGTGTGAGAGCCGGGGCTTTTTTGTGTCAGGACGCTGCCGGCAGTCGGACCTCAAGGGTCTGGCCATCGTCACAGGGCACTGATAGGTCGGTGGTGCCGTCAGGCTTGGTCACGACCGTGATAATGCGGCCACCTGGCAGCTCAATGCGTGCCACCTGGCCAACGGGGATGTCGAGCCACATGCTCAGAACTCGTAGTAGAAGGCGCCCTCCCAGGTGTCAAAGGGAGGGCTGGTTTCGAGGCGGCGCATCTTGAGGGCCTCCCAGTAGGGGAAGCACCTGCTGATCTCGCAGACCGTCTTGGTGGCCAAGGTGTCGGAGTCGAACACCAGGCCAGGGGTGGCACTGGCCCCGTTGCTGAAGCGCACTTTGCGGAAGGTCATAGCTCAGTGCACCGTGAAGTAGAGCCGATCCTGTTTGCGGACTTTGCCCCGCTGGATCAGCTTCTCCAGCAGGCCGTAGCTGAACCACTGCCTGGAGTCGTTGTACCCAATGGCTTTGCCTACATCGGCGTTGCGAACGCCACTTGGGTTGCAATCCAGGAAGTCAATGATGTGCCGCTCAAGGGTGTAGGAGTCGATGAGAGGCTCTGGGAAGGTGACGGGCTTGGTCATGGTGAGAGTTGTTGGTGAGAGAGGGGGAGGTGAGTCCCCAAGAGAGCCCCGGAGGGCTCCGTTGGGGATTCAGTTAGAAGCGCTGAATGGAGACCCGACCGATTCCGTCAGTCGGTACGCCAAGAGCTTTGGCGGCGGCGTAGGAAAGGTCGATGCCACAGGCACACCTGTCGTTCACACGCACTGGGAGCTCTCGCCCTTTGTGGCGGATCAGGAGCTTCGTCCCGCAGGGATAGTGCGGGTGAGCTGCTGAGATCACAGAGTCCTGGTAAATATCACCGCAGGCTGTTCTGCGGCCGATGTACCAGGGGTGGTAGACAGTTGCCGTTGTGTGATCACCAGTGTGGTGAGCAAACGACGGGGTGGCTGACACCACTGCGAAAAGCGTCAGTGCGCAGTTACGAAGAAAAGTCATCAATCAATTGCAGGGAACAAGCAACAGGACTCACAGGTGTACACAAGAGGGAATCGAAAGCGCGAGTCTGTTGATTGGGCGACGGCCGATTGATTCGGTCGTAGGAGCGGATAGGTGAGCGTCGGGTGGAATACCGATCTTCAATCTCCACTTCAATGCCCTGGGAAGCACACATTTCCAGAAAGAACGGGGCATCGCAGTCTTCTTCGAGATAGAGAGACTTGCCCTGTTCGTAGGAGTAGTCGGAAATGCATGTAAGCGTTCCGACTACTTCTTCTACTATCTCTCGTTTGACAGATAGCCATGCGTGACCAGGGTCGTGGCGCATGATCAATTTGAGCTTTTTAGGTCTGTTCATTCGGTTGGGTCGAAGTTCACAATGCGGTCAAGAGCGTCGAGGGCTTCCTCTAGCCACTCCTCAAAGGGGTGACCAAGAGCGTCCATCTGATGACGCTCGGCGTCCTGGTATTGGATCTCAAGCAGTTCGCGATAGATCCGTTCGATCTGGGAAAGATGGCCCAGGCCGTAACGGTTCTCGCGAGCTCGCATACGATTCAAAATCTCCAGGTTTTGATCGCGACGGGTTAGTTCGTGGAGTTTCATACAGGAATGGGCCAGATGGCTTTTGGTTGAGCAACTCGAAGGATTTGCGTGCGAGTGGTCGGAGAATCTGTGACGAAGATCTGGCCAGTATTTGTGTCGGTAACGACAAAGAAACAGCGATTCGTAACAGTCGCGCATGTACGAGCGCGGAACTCAAGATCATCGAGAGACATTGTTAGAGGTGAGAGATGGAGATGCGTGGGTCGAGAACAGCTCATCTGTGGAAGGCCACGGTGTAAAAGCGAGAACTGTTGTGCAGAAGATGATCACTGCACCCGTGAGAAGCCGCTCTGTGACTGAGGTTTGGGGAAACATGCTCAATCCTCTTCGGCGGCCAGACCCGTAGCTTTGACAGTCAGATAGACAGATTCGCTGGCGGTAGCGATGCCATCTTCCTGCTCCTTGCGTTGTGCATGTTTGATGCGCTCTGCTTCACGACGCAGCTCATCGCTGTAGCGCCACACCTTTCGGCGGCAGATCACAACCTGTTTGTCATCCAGCTGGGCAGCCTGAATGTCACGGCTATCCATGTAGGTGAGCAGTTGAGCCTGCAGAGCTTTGATGTCGCTCTCCATCTGGCTGTACTGCCCTTTGAGATTTAAGTAGATCTGCAGCTGTCGCTCGTAGATCTCTTCATTCCAGGATTCAGCAGTCATCTTGCGAGATGCAGTGGTTGAGAACTTGATGCGTTGTTTGGGGCGATTGCGAGTTGTTGAGATTGTCATGGTGAGAGAGTTGATGTGACTGTCCGCGTGTGGGATGCGCGGCCCCCATAAATAGGAATCAGCGGAGAGCCCAGGCGCGGCGCTCTGTGAGGACTACTTGCCTGGATGTGGTGAACTCGCTGTAGTCGTGGCGCCACACAAAGGTGTCGTGAATTGTGGGGACGTAGGCGAGCTGTTTGTGGTCCGGTGTGAGATCGAATAGGCCGGTCTCGACATCACCTTCTAGGAAGGCGTGCACATACTTCTTGCCCTCACGACGGGTGCGCTCCTGGCCATGTTTGTGAATGACAGGCTGCACGTTGTTTAAGGCAAGGAAGTTGGTATGAGTGCACAAACGCCAACCTTTGCCGGGCTCACGTTTGAGGACACTCCAGCACTTTTGGTGGAGGTTGAAATAAACACGCACTTTCATGGTTCGGTGATTGTGATGTTTGTGGTCTCACAGATAGGGAGTCCGGCCCAGTCAGGGTCGCCATGTTTCTTGACCCAACGACACCAGCGGCGGTTGTTGGATACAACAAACCAATCCGTATCTGTTTCTTGTTCAATCAGCACAACGGGCTCGTTGTTCATTGCATTGGCAAGTCGATTCCTCGCCTTTTTGCTTTGAGGAATTAACCAGAGCTGGTTTGTCATGTTCATTGGCCACATCCGTAGATTTCACGACGACGATCACGCAATCCATCACAGCAACCGTCATCTTCTGCGCTGCATTGCATATACACAGAAGCGTGTCTGCGTTGCTTAAATGTCACATCACGCCACTGAGTGATGAAATTTTTGCGCCTGTAGATGTTGGCTTCGGTCTTTGCTTGTGCGAATGTGTCAGCCGAGGCAACAACTTGTCCTTTGTAGTAAATGTCAAACATGATTGGCCTCCTTAATGTCTGCGTGGGTTAGTTCTTCTTCAGAGAGAATGTCTATGTAGCCGTGCGGATACACATTGCAGAAGTAATCAAGGTTGTGATCAGCTTCGGTATATGTGAAATAGACAGCGAGCTTTTCGTAGCCGTACGGCGTCACGTTGACGATGTAGTGTTCCATGGAAGATACGGTGAGAGAGCTTACAAGACCAGATAAGGACATCAGGCGCCGGCAAAATGCTTGGCGCCTGTGCCATGGGCCTCGACAAAGATGTCAGTCTTTGCGCCGTCGCAGAGAGCACACGTGCGGCACTGCGCAGAGGAATTGTCAATGGTGGCAGGGCATTGTTTGCCGCTGAATGCCTCAGAACCTTTGGGCACAACGGCAAACGTCTTCCAACCGTGCGCAGATGCGTCGAGATAATCTGCCAAACCGTCGCAGCTTGCCTGAAACACACCTTTGCACCATTGAGCAAATGGCTGACGCCACTGGTGCGTGTAGCCGGTGTGACCAGCAGCAAAGATGTTAATGTCGCGAACAACATGCTCATCGAGGATGCTGGGATCGCCATATGCACCCCAGCGAATCTTGCGATTGTTGAGATACATAGAAATGTTGATGCTGGCAGCTACTGCTGCATCGGTAAGGTCAACATACCCACCAGCTTTGTAGGTTCGCCACACTGACAGCGGGGCCTGGCCGACGTTGACATAGCAGGAGCGCTTGCCGTTGGATTGCTTGCGGTGTATGCAGTTTCCGCATATTGTGTAGTCTTCGCCGAGCATGAGAGCATCGACTGGGTTGATGTCGTCACGCAGAATCCAGACCTGGCACATGTTGCCGGTCTTACGGTTGCCTGATTCGAGCGTCATAACGGCCACAAAAGGTTTGCCGTCGATAGGGGAATTGCCACGTTGAATGACAAAACCCAGGGGCTTTTTAAAGCCACGTGCTGACTTGTTAGTCATGGTGAGAGAGTTGCTGAATGCACAGCTTGAGAGGTGAGAGAGTGCCACAAAGTGTGGCAATCACACAAGGTGGGAATTGAACCCACTTACTGTGTGCAAATACGTTGCCTGTTGATATACACCGGGTCAGTATTTGCACAGAGCGCCGTTCTAGCTGTTAACTAGCTTGTGCAAGATCTGAAGGGATGATCAGTCACCCTGGCCCACATTAAATACGCTTCAGTGCTGAAGGGACACCACACCTATCGCGTAAGTTGCAGTCCTAAATGTTAAATATTCAAGGCCGGGTTGGCAGCAGTTCCTAGCAGATCCGGGATGATGAAATCAGTCACACCTATGGCGTGGCCTACGTTTGCCCCTCTAAACCTGCCAGCACTTGCTGACAAACAAGCCAGACCGTTTGCACCTGTCGCAAGCGTCGGGGCCTGGTTCCTTTCGGTCACCCCCATCGGATCGCTGTCGCGGGTTGCGCGTGCCTTATGTCGCCGGATGCTCGGCGGCTGGTTTCGGTCGTTGCGGGCCTCTCCGCTTCGGTCCCCTCAGTCTGCATCCTCAACCGGACGGAGACGAGAGCCCGTGTGTCAGAGATCCAATTGGCACTAGTACAGGCTAGTACAGGCGTCGCTCCCGCCACACATAAAAAGAACCGCACACGCGCGCTTACCATGAAAAATCTTTTTGTCAAGGAATTCTTAATAATTCTTAACTACTGCGGGATCCGTTGTCTCGACATGGGTCTCGTGAGTCGATATTACTTTGCTAACTCTTGATTAATACTTTACATTTAGTTGTTTTATATCTTGTATTAAACGCTGGACTAGTGTAATTAAATATACATACATAGATGCATCAAGCTACGTTAGCGCTGGGGTTTTGGCCTGTCAACCCCGCTAAACTAGGTCCGTCTCCCGCACTGCAATGGCCGGTAAATGCCGGCTGCCGCATCGGGCTCGCGCCTAAGCCTCTGGCTGTCCTTGAGGCATGTTTTAACGCTTAGGCCATCTTTCCCTCCAGGCTGAGCTCTCCAGAAGGGGGGCGTTCGTAATTCGCGAATATCGGACGCTTCCGGAGATGATGCCCAAACAGGAGGGACCTTGGGAAGCTAAGCAGCGCTGGGCAGATAGCCCAGAAGAGAGGGGTGCAAGTCCTCTTATTCCCTTTTTATACGTCGTAGATGCGGCATTCCAGGGCTTCTGGGTGTCGGCTGCAATAGCTGTCCCAGAACCGGTCGTGGGCTGTTTTCTCCGTTAGCTCCCGAAGTGCGCTTGTGTTGATCGTGCCCTCTGCCAAGCTTTGTGTCAGTGCGTACATGGCGTCCATTTGGACATTCTCGATCATCCAGTCAAACACCGTTTTTTCCCGCGTTTGGGTCCAGAACAGTTGAGGGCGATACCAGGGCAGTAAGTCGTGATTGGATTTGTTGCCGTTGCAGTTGACGCAGGCACGGCTTAAGTTCCATCGCCGGGTTGGGCCGCCTTTGCTGCGCGGAATGATGTGGTCAAGCGTGAATTTTCTAGCGGCTCGACCGCAATAGGCACAGGTTCCCTGGCCCGGATAATCTTCGAGAATCGAGCGGCGAAAACTTCTTAGTGCATCGGATGGTCGCAGTTCGTGAAGGTTGTAGAGCAGTTCGTCATAGGACTGCGCCTTCATCGTCTATTCGATTCCCACACACCTAGGTTAGCTATTGATGGATCTTGATGACTATCCAAGGCTCGCCAGTGAGGGCTTTGATGAAATTCGTTTCAATAGAATCTATGACCCTCAGATTGTCATTCTTTAGGACTCCTGCATAGACCAATCCATCAAGGGTCGCCTTTAGATAGTTATCTAGATCACCCCTCTTTGTCTCTCCGTTAAAGATGATCGAGATATGGGATATGTGAGTAAGCGGCTCCTTTAGCCACTCTCTCATTACTATTTGAGCAAACTGATCTAGCCAAGCTTTGTAACCTGGATCGTTATATACGCAGCCATTGCTCCGAAAGCGTGGCCGACATGCTGGGCGGGGTGCAATGTTCACCCTCAGCACATAAGGCTCTTGCAAGTTTCTCAATTCATCAATGACAAGCTGCGTACTCACTGCTTCACTCCATAACTGGTGCCGTTTCAACCGTCTGCGTAAAACGCCCGCTGCAGGTGTTTATGTCTGTCAGTACAGCGTTGAAAGAAAGTACGGACCTCGTGTGCTCCACGGGTGGCACACCGTGGCGCATTCTTGAAGGGATAAAGATCAAGTCACCTGCGCTGACTTCAAGCGGTGTCACCACATCGGCTCCGTTTGCTAATGGGTATTCTTGCCATAAGTTTTCATGCATAAGTACTACCGGCGTCGGCTTATCGGTGAAGTAATAACTGCCAGAAATAAAAGATAGTGGATGAGCGTGCGGGGCTAGATATTGACCTGGATACGACTTTGTTAACCACATAGCCACTAGTGAAAACTTGCCTGGAATATTCAGCTTGTCAACCAACTCTTGTCCTTTCGCTTCCAGCCATTCAGTCACAGGCTTGAAGACTTCGGTCTTATGCAAATCTTGACTTGTAATGTAGTTTCCCGCCCCCTCTCTGTAATCTACTTGTTCAAAATTATCGAGGCACAAGTCCACAAAGCGAGAGTCCTTTACGCGATACACGTGCTGTGGTGTTACGTAGATACGTTCCATTACGACCACCCCAAAGCCTCGGCTGTAATAGGAAACTTAGCGCTAAAGATCTTTTTGATTTCTTCCGCCACCATTCGGTGTTCCGCTTGTGTATCAGGCTGCGCTCTGACCTGAATGTAATGAATAAACGATCTCACCGAGCCAGCCATGTAGACCGTGGTAGGAGTGCACACAGGTAAGATCCGCCTCGCTGTCTCTTTGGCAATACCTTGCTCTAAGAGTTCTTCGTATGCTTGATACGACTTGGCTATCACCTCGGCTGCCAAAGCCTGAGCTTCTTCCTGAGCTTGATCACTCAAGTCGTCGTAAGAGTTTTGACGGTTCTTTGTGTCTTGTCGTCTGAACTTGGGTATTTCAGCTCTTTCTGTCTTTGCATAGCGGCATGAAAACTGCTGGAAGGCAAAGCTCCTATGCCGGCAAATCTGTGCAGCTACGTCGAGAGTGGTCTCAATGCGGACACACATAAAGGCGAGCTCGAACGGACTCCAGTGCTTGTGCTCAATGAGATAGCGCAGCAGCTTGGGGCCTGTTTCCCAGTTCTCATCGTTCGCTTGGTTGGAGACTCGGGCGCACTTGACGATCAACCGCTCGGCTTCAGCGGTGGCATGAATGAGGGTTACTGGTCGGTCAAGAGCGACACCGCCATCCTCAGGGCACACTTTCAATCCAGGAAGAGTAGTCACTTGTGAGAAGGAAACAAAAGAATGGCAGTAAGGCAAATCATCACTGTTACGGCTAAGGCTGCTTCAGCCATTACTCCTCCAAATCGCACCGGTAAGTGCCGTACTGAATCCCCTCCAGCTCGTCGGCGATGACGAGGAGGTCGTCAGTGTCAATAATAAATGGCCTTAGGTGCGCAAATTCCTCTGGCACGTTTGAATAACCGAGCTGATCCGCAGCAGCTCGCAAGGCGGCGGCAATTTGACGACTCCGTGTTGTCGGATGATCACCCAAAACGATCGGGCAGGTCCAAGCTGCGTCAAAAACTGCCTGCGCAGCGGGGGAGAGGTCAGTCATGGGCTTCAAGCTCGGCGGCGATGGCGAGGAATTGCTCTCGAATTAAATCAGCCTTTTCGTACCAGCAATTTTCAATAATCTCGTGCTCAACCGGCACCACCTGATCAGCAGCAGCTCGCAGAACGGTGACGGCAATCTCCCGGGAGTAACACTCAGGGTTGATCTCGTACTGCATGGCAGCATCCAACACAGCCTGCGCGGCGGGGGAGAGGTCAGTCATCGAGTTGCTCCAGTGCGCGGCGGATCAGTGCGTGCTCATCAGCAGTGAGCAGTGTGATGGGGTTTGGGTAATCCGGCCCCGGTGCGTGCCTCAACGCTTCCAGCGCCTGCTCCTTCAAGCTCGGCGGCTTGGGGCGGCGATAGATACGCAGCGCTTCCGCGTCATCGCTAATCCATTGACAGCACGCCTCCAGTTCCTGGTCGGCGCCCCATTGGGCAGCAAGGCTGAATACTGCTTCATCCGAGCGCGAGGCCAACATGTCTGCCCACTGCTGCACCAGCTCCGGTGGTGGGGTGATCGGATGAGCTTGGTCTGTCTTGGTAGTCATCAGTCGAGGGGGCGGAGACGCATTTGCAGCACCGTCTGGTCGATCACGCTGCTGTTGTCAAATTTGACCGCGTAACTCGGATAGACTCCGTTTTGCTGCGCTTTCCAGGTCAGGCCTACAATCGTGCCGACACGCGGCTTACCGAATGTCGTAAGGGCTGATGCGTTCTGACGGCGGTAGACTCGTTGTCCGACCCGATAGAGGTGTCCGACAATGGCAACGTCTCTGCCTTCGTGGGGTTTAGACAGCGTTGATCGGCTGCCTTTTTCTTGTTGAGCCACTTTTTCTGATGCAGACGGAACAGGGGAGTTACGACTACGTAGACACCGGGGCGAATCGAGTTCGTCTAAGCGTCGGGTTTTTGAATGCTGGGGGTGGATTGACTGTGGAAGTCAAGGAGAGCAGCCCCCAACAGCCATTCCCGAGCACCCTTCAACCCGATCTTTCCCTGGAGGACACTGAACATCCCCGCATGGTCGCGTAGGTACTTGATCTGCAGCATGTCCGCTGCCGTCGCTGTTTGAGTCGCAGTAACAAGTTGAGAGAGGGTTATCGGCATAACGTTCATTTGCTCTTGCTAGAGCACTAACGACCTCGTCGGTATTGGTTTCATAGAAAAAAGCCATCTGCTCAATCGAGAACTGGTGCTGTTCCTCGATCATGTCGATGAGAAAAAAATCAGCGATGCGTCGGCTCATTGCTAACTATGCCACATGGTTGTTGGTCGGTAGAGCTATGTTCTGAGGTATTTTGTGCTTGTCGTGCCAGTCTTCCAGCTTTTCTAGGAAGTGACAATAGAGCTGGTTAATGTCGTTGCGGCGTAACTCATGCACTTGGCATACACGGTTTGGCATTGCCACCACAATCAAGCCACGCTTTATACACAGCCCTTCACGTCTATACGTAAAGTTGGCAGCCTTTATGTAGGCGGCTACCTGCATCTCATAGCCATACAGCTTTGAGCCTTCAACGGGTTTGTTTGCTGTTTTGAAGTCAATTAGGCTCGGTTGATCTACGTCCTCCGCTGTGTACCCAATGCAGTCGCATGCGCCGGCATAATTGTCGCTGTTCCATATCGCCCCTTCTAACAAGAGAGGTTTTTGTATTTCTTCGAGAAATGGCCTCAGCGAGTTGTAAAAGGGTTGGTAGCTGAAGTGGAACTCTGGGTCTTTCCCCGTTAAAAGCTTGTGTTCGGCCGAGTCGTGAGTCCAGGTTCCGCGTGCCGAGGCTCTGTTCAGAATTTCAGTAGCACGTTGTTCGCCTTGCCACTTTCTCCAGCCTTCAAACTTGCTGTCATCTCGCAAAACCGTGGTCACACTTGGTTTGTACCCCAACGGTGTGGCATACACTCGATGCCCTTCGACCGTTGTCCGTACCGCCTCGTATTTAGGCAGAACGGTTAACCGCTTGATTTCGCTAGCTATGTCTACCATTCCAGCCACCCTGTGGCCACGTACTTAGAGCCTTGCAGTGGCTGATTGCCCCGGTGCATGTGGGTGTAGCAGGCAGGAGCAAGAAGTACTCGCCCTTTCCTTGGCGCTACACGAATGGATTGGTATAAGAATTCTGTTTCTCCACCTTCCTCAACATCGTTGAGATAAGCGATGTAGAACATGAACTTGTGCGCCGTTTCACGTGCTGCCTGCTCGCAATGCCAGACGTGATACCCCTGCCCAGGCGTCGTTCTTTGCACTTTGACAGCGTTGAAATGCGCTGGTTGCATCCCAATAAAGCCGCCCATCTCGCATTTGTAGTGCTCATAACACTGCCCCACCGCATGCACTAAGTGCATGACATTTGATCCATCAGAGAATATCCAGTTCTCTTCTGGAGAGTTGTAGTCAATTGCGTCGTCGTCGATCAACATGCCAGGTTTTACCTGAGCGCGTTTTCTGTTGAACGCCAACTGCATTTCGTAGTTCAGCTCAAAGTCTTTGATCAGGAGCTCACAGAGCTCAGGGGCTACGACGTTGTCGTACACACCAATGAACTGATCAATGATGGCTTTCATGACTGGAATGAATAAGGGGGCCGAAGCCCCCCTGTTTGGATTTGGATATCAGGAGCCAGGCTTGGCGAACACTTCTTCACTAGGAGCGCTCATGCAATACGCACGGAGGTCGCAGTGGAAGTTTTCATAGGCATCCACGATTTCCTGAGCTGTCTCTTCGGGAGGGAGAGCAATCAGAGTGTGAACGGTGTCGTTCAGGGTTGAACCCTTGCGGGACCATTCAATGTCGTAACCGCGAGGATCGCCGTAGCGGGGGTTCTCGCAGAACTTTTCGAACTGTTCACGGATCGAGACCTGGGTGAAATTCCAGATCTGAAAACGGCTCTCGGCGTAGTTGTAAACAACCATCGCCACGAAGGTCTTGAGGATGGGGCTACCGTCTTTGCGAACCTGGGCGGTCTCGGGAATTTCCTCTGCCGGTGGTTCGTCAAAGCCCTGCTCGTTCAGAGCTTCTGCGTCCCAGCGAATCACTGAGCGACGTTCGCCGTCAGGGCCGTCCTCGGTGTACCAGCATTCCCAACCCCAACGGCAAGGAGACATCACTCGGAATTCGACCTTCTCACCGTTTTTGGGTACGGGGAGGTAATTGCCTGCGGATGCAGCACGCTCAAGAGCTGCTTGCTTTTCCTTCTCCAGTCGGGTCCGGAGAGCGGTCGGCAGGAAGCTTGAGCTGCTGACTGCTGCTTTGGTGGTTGTGCGGGGTTTTGTGGTGACAATCATGGTGAATGGGGGCTGAAACAATGACACTGGTGAGAGCTTCCAACTGGCGTAGTAGGCGCTCAAGCATCTCTGAAGGGGAGAGGCCGGATCGCTCTGCTAGTCCAGATAGGAGCGTGAAGGAGTGATCCGTAAGCCAGACCGTCCTCCGTTGCTTCGCCTCCCCGTACTGCCTTGAGGGCATAGGGCGGATGCGAATGCCGCCATCTTAAAGGGGATGAAGCTGGCTGGCAACCCCGTTTGGATGCGTCAGTATTTCTTAAGGAGTTCGTCTGCCAGTTCGGGCACCGTGCGCCGGTACTCAAAGACCTTTCCGAGAAGCTTGGCCAGGTCGGTGAGTCGAGCTTGGAGGTCATCTGAGGACCAGGCCGCCTGCCCCACGATCACGTTGCGGAACTCGGCGCGGAGCTCCGTCTCTGTCGAGAACTTGTCCGCCACCCTGTGGATGTCGTCAATTAGGTCCCACTTGTTGTGGACCATCATTCGGCGGATCAGGCGGCCGGCATTGTCACTGATGATCTTGGCCTGGTTCTCGTTGAAATCCACTGCGGCCAGGTCGATTGGGACAGGCAAGAGCCCTGTGAATACCTCGACCATGTAGCCCAGGGTTGCGGGTTGCCCGTCCGGATCCCGCATGATCTCTGCCTTGTCAACCAGTGGAGCAAGCCCCCCAAAAGTGATGCCAGCCTTTCCTTTCTGGTATTGGTCGATGGCCCGCCACAGGTATTCGAGCGCGGCAAAACTCCGTGGCCCAGGGCTTTTGAGCCGTGCCGCTCGCAGGCCAGCAATCTGACTGCTGTGCAGGAAAGCCTTGTCTCCTGCGACTGCCTTGCAGAGGCCCACCAGGGTTGGGTGTGACCAGCCGTTGCCGTCCATGATCCGGCTGAACCAACGCGAAAAATCGATTGCGCCTTGGTCCATCGCCTCTTCCAGCTCAGATCTGTCTGGACGAGGAGGGGCGGTTTGAAGCATTGATCCGCACCTTCAATCTTGGTCAGGACCGCACGCTAGCCCGTAACGGACGGTTTTGTAAGCCATGCCGCACATTTGAGACTCCATCCTGGACTGGACAGGCTCCGTACGATGACCTCGTATGGACGTCTATTTATGTTCGGGCCTAGCTTGGCGGCGATTGAGCAGTTGCGGCGGGAGATGCTTCCCCCCGACTGGAAGTGGGTGCTCGTGCGGGGCAAGGCCGCCTTTGGGGCGGGGACCTCGAAGGACCCTCTGTCCCCTGAAGAGGCTCTTTCCAAGTGGGAGGAGCTCACCCATCGGACTGGGATTGGTGTGGTTACAGGCGATGCCAGCAACGGGTTGATCGCTGTCGACATCGACGGTCCGTTGGCTGAGGAGGCTTTTAAAGAGCTGCTTGGCGAGCAGTGGCCTGGTGTCGAGGAGCCGGGAACGATGTCCTGGCGTGGCCGCCCGGGTCGTCGTCAGTTGGTGTACAAGGTCCCCGACAGCCTGCGCGGGCTGCTTTCCAGCTTTACCAAGGCCCAGATGGTCGAAGAGCTGAAGGGCACAGAAGAAGAGGTGTGTGTTCGATACAACGGCTGCTACTCCGTCATCCCCGGGTCCGAACACCCTGATACCAAACAGCCGTACGAGTGGATTTCGTACAACGACGGGAAGGTTGCTCCGGCTCCGGGGTGGCTGGTTAATTTCCTGATGGACCAGGCCGAACCAAAGGAGGTCCACAGTTTTCTGCCGGCTTCCTACCTGGAAAAAAGCGACGCGGCGACGGAATTCACCAACCGGCAGATGCGTCGTCACTTCTTCATGGAGGGCGGCCTGCTGGAGAAGCTCGTTTCTCACGAGACTGCCTTCGACCAGATCTTCTACTCAGAGGTGTGGGAGGAGGGTTTTCAGCCCCTCAAGCCGGAAGGTGGGAACAGCGATGTCCTCGTTGGTGGGTGCCCGTTTCACGACAGCAACAGTGGGAAGAGCTTTGCGCTGTGGCCCAACCTGAACTGGTACTGCCATAAGGAAGAGACGGGGGGCGACGCGCTGCAGCTTCTACATGCCCTTCGCACCAGGGACATCAACGTGGGCGATCCGGCTGGCGCAACCCTTGAGGGCTATCTGATCGAGATCGCGGGCGCTGTCGGCGTCAAGTACCCCGAGGACTTCCGCGATGTCCAGAAGGTCCAGGAGGTCAAGAAGTACGACCCCATTGGCGGTCCTTCGTTCTTGGTGGCGGCCAACAACATCATCGAGCTGTTCCGGAACCCGGCGGAACAGCGGCTGGAGCTGATGCAGCTTGCCAGCGATTACGGCGTCCGGATGACGCCCGACGAGATCTTGTTGGCGTTGCAGGAAGACGTCGACTTCAAGACCAGTGGCACCCCAGTGGGGCCGGAGGAGCGGAGAAAGCTCATCAAGGGTTCGGACTATCTGATTCCTGACCTGCTCAAGCGGCCCAACACGGTTCTGTTTCACGGCGATGGGGGTTGCGGCAAGTCGCTGGCTTGCCAGGTCATTGCCAAGCACGTTGGGCGTGGGCTGCCTTTCATGATTCGAGGCGAGCAGGTCCCGGTGCGCTCGGGCTTAGTGCTCTGGTGCAACGCTGATCAAAGCCCAGAGATCCTGGAGGAGCAGTTCGAGGACCAGGGCATCCACCGGGATTCATGGTTGCGGGTGTGGAACGGTTTCCGGATGAGCTACCGGAAGCGGTTGGTTGATGAGCTCAATCGCTACCAGCCGGCACTGGTGGTCATCGACTCCCTGAGCGCGAGTCAGCCCACCATTGACGGCAACAAGCAGATCGCCTCGTCCGGGCTGTATTGGTTGGAGAACAACAACGGGTTGCTTTGGCCGGCTACTTGCTTTCTGATCATTCACCACAACAACAAACAGGGAGGTTTCCGGGGACACAGCTCCATTCGCGACGCCGTCTCTGAGACGTGGTCAATTCGAAAGCTGGATGACACGGAGGTTGAGAGCGACGAGTACGGCTCGGAGTCGTTCCGCAAGCGGGTCATCACCATCGGCAAGAGCCGTAACGGGCGTGAAGGCGACAAGCTCGTGACGACCCTCAACGAGGACTTCACCATGAATCTGGAGGACTACACCCCAGTCCGTAGGGTCCGGCAAGGCGGCTCTGTGCCCGTGATTGACAAGGTGCTTGGGCAGCTGCGGGAAGACACCGCTCAGGGCGTCCTGAGGACCCGTAAGGAGCTGGAAGCGCTGCTGATGCGGCCTATGGGAGATAAGGCTATAGAGAAGAGCCTCACCAGGCTTCGGAAACGTGGGTTGATTGAGTCTTTTGACGCTGAGCGCCAACACCGGGTGATGGGCAAGCGGGAGAAGGTTTACGCGGCGGTTACCGCAGTAAACACAAAACTTTCAGCTGCCTCGCGGGGAGATATCCATGAAAGTGTGTCTGATTTGCAAGAACCCGCTCCAGCACTGAGTTTCTCAAATCAGACAGCTAATCAGACAACCCTACCTGTCGGATTAGAAAACGTCCATCCGGCTACCAAACCCCATCCATCTACGGACGAGGTCGATCAGGTGCACCTATCGCTAATCAGACAGGACGAACCTGTCGGATTTGAAGATCCTAGTGAGGGCAATGGATTTGCCAAATCAGACAGTTCTGGCGAGAGAGTAGAGGAGCCGCCTGTTGAGGGGGACCTAGACCTCTCCGCCTATGACCTGGAAGGTGAACCTCCGTCTTGGGAGGAATTGATTTGAGGACCCTCCTGCGGTGAATGCGTTTTCCGCATAAGCCTTTGGTCCTGGTTGCTAATCCAACCGTGTTCGGATAGAGTTTCGCTGCGATGCTGCTTTTCTGCTGTAGTGACGGGCTGTTCAGAACCCGGCAGCTTTTTTGCCGAGACCGAAGGCGAGGGTGTGATTATTGCCCTGTGGTGCGATGAGACCGGAGAGATCACGTTGGCCCTGCTGGACGAGGTCCGTCCGATGGGTTCTTTTTTCT